GACGACAGCTTCAACCTAATCAACCCTTCCAATGGTGAAGTTGTTGAGGTGGTGTCGGCTAAGTATTTGTGGCAGAAGATTCTTGAGTTGCGTATGCAGACAGGTGAACCCTACCTCATCTACATCAACACAGCCAACAGAGCTTTGCCGTCTTGGTTGAAAGACAAAGGACTAACCATCAACGGTAGCAACCTCTGTACTGAAATCTTCTTGCCAACAAACGAGAAACGTACAGCCGTATGCTGCTTGTCTTCATTGAACTTGGAATACTATGACGAATGGAAAAACAACAAGCAGTTTATCCTTGATGTTATGGAGATGCTTGATAATGTACTTCAATACTTTATTGACAATGCTCCAGACTCTATCGCCCGTGCTCGTTCTAGTGCGATGATGGAGCGAAGCATCGGTATTGGTACACTAGGCTTCCATGCTTTCTTGCAGAAGAAAGGTGTAGCCATTGATGGTGTATTGTCTAAGAGTTACAACAATGAAATCTTCAAACACATCCATAACCAATGCACGATTGGTGATGCAATCTTGGTTACGTCACGTGGCGAATGCCCTGATGCACATCTCAGTGGCATTCGTCGTCGCTTTAGCCATTGGACTGCTATTGCTCCCAATGCCAGCAGCAGCCTGATTATGGGCAATACGTCCCCATCAATCGAGCCTTATCGCGCTAATGTATTCCGTCAGGATACATTATCTGGTGCATTCGTGTACAAGAATCGTTTCCTCAAAGCTGAACTTGCTAAGCTCGGTATGGACGATGACGACACATGGGCATCCATCATTGCCAACGATGGGTCTATTCAGCATCTGGATGTGCCTGACCAGTTGAAGGAAGTGTACAAGACAGCAATGGAGATTGATCAGCGCTGGTTGATTGAGCTTGCAGCAGATCGTCAGAAGTACATTGATCAGGGACAGTCGGTGAACCTGTTCTTCCCTGCTAACGTGTCTGTGAAGTATCTGCACAGCGTTCACTTTTTAGCGTGGCGCAGTGGTCTGAAGAGTCTGTACTATCTGCGTAGTGATAAGGTACGTAAAGCTGATAAAGTTGGTGCTCAAATTAAACGCCAACGTATTGAGGATGAAATTGATTTGAAACAAATTGCAGATGGTGATACCTGCTTGGCTTGCGAATAAGGATAGATATGAAACAAAAACCCGACCTAACAAAAGAGAGCGTAGTATTTCGCCCATTCTCCTTCCCTTGGGCGTATGACGCATGGCTACAACATGAGCAAAGTCACTGGCTTCATAGCGAAGTTCCGTTGACTGAAGATGTTAAAGACTACAAAGTTAAATTGTCAGAAAAAGAACGTGAGTTTCTGACAAAGATTCTTCGCTTCTTTACACAAGGTGACTTGGACATTGGTGCTGCATACCATGACCATTACATTCCTTTGTTTAAAAACTCAGAAGTGCGAATGATGTTGAGTGGTTTCGCTGCGAGAGAAGCACTACATGTGGCAGCATATTCACACTTGATTGAGACATTGGGATTGCCTGAGTCAACCTACAATGAGTTCATGCAGTACGGTGAGATGGTTGAGAAGCATAAGTATTTTCAGAACCTAGATGGTATGCCTGTGTCTGAGAAGATTGCTGTCATCTCGGCATTTGGTGAAGGTATGCAGTTGTTCTCTAGCTTTGTTATGCTGCTCAACTTCATGCGTCACGGTAAGTTGAAAGGGCTTGGACAAATCATCGCTTGGAGTCAGACCGACGAGTCGATGCATGCTGACGGAATGATCAAGGTCTATCGTGAATATGTAAAGGAACATCCAAATGATTCGTCGTCTGATCGCATTAAAGAGATTGCTCAAGAGATGGTTGATCTTGAAGACAAGTTCATTGATCTTGCTTTCGGTATGGTGGAAGTTGAAAACCTCACGAAAGAAGAAGTGAAACAATACATTCGCTACATTGCTGATCGTCGCCTCATCTCGATGGGTATGAAAGGGATCTACAAGATTAAGAAGAATCCGTTGCCGTGGGTTGATGGTATGTTGGGCGTGTCACACACTTCGTTCTTTGAGCAGAAGGTGACAGACTACAGCAAGGGTGCTCAGACTGGTACATGGGATGATGTGTGGGGTAGGGCAGCATGAGAAACTTCACCGTCAACTACAACAGCCAATGCAACGTCTTCAAAGGTGTGTTGCATGTCAAAGCAAACACCATCTCTGAAGCACAAGACAAGTTCTTTGAATGGCTACGTGAACAACCGACATATCCACATCTCTGGCAACTCACTTTCGAGTTCACTGAGATTGGAACTAGCCTATAATGTCCCCTAAGAAGCCCCATGTCGGGGCTTCTTCACAACCAAAGGAAGTATTGATGGTTACTAAACGTAAAGCAGCGCCAGCACAGTCTCACGAATCACTAGCACCAGCTACTAAAAACAATAGCTTGCGTGTGCGACTCGATGACATGGCAACGATCCAGCCTAAGACAGTAAAGCAGAAGGAATTCTTCGATGCCTATAACGCTGGTGACTACTTCATGTGTTTGCATGGTGTTGCTGGTACAGGTAAGACCTATATCGCCCTGTACAAAGCGCTTGAAGAAGTGATGGACAAGAGCAGCCCTTACAAGAAGGTTGTCATTGTTCGTAGCTCTGTGCAGAGTCGTGACATGGGTTTTTTACCCGGTGACGCTAACGAGAAGATGGAGACATTCATTCAGCCCTATCGTCAGATCTGTGCTGACCTGTTCAACCGCAAGGATGCATGGGACCGTTTGTCAGAGCAAGGCTACATCGAATTCATTTCGACCAGCTTCATTCGCGGTACAACCTTCACTAACTCCATCTTGTTGGCTGATGAGATTCAGAACATGGGGTTTGAAGAACTCGACACCATCGTCACTCGTGTTGGTCACACATCGAAGATCATCTACTGTGGTGACATCAGACAGACTGACTTGAAGAAGAAGGATGACAAGACAGGCTTACCTAAGTTCTTGGACATTGTGCAGGACATGCGAGAGTTCAGCCGCTTTGAGTTTGGTATGGATGACATTGTCCGTAGTAGCTTGGTGAAGAACTACATCATTGCCAAAACACTTTATGAGGATCGTCAATAATGGTCATCGTAAACCTGCGACAAGGCATCGGCTTTGACATTGAATACAACGAAGACATCTGTCACATCGTTGACACTGGTGAAAAGTATGACACGTTGCATGCCTATGATGGCATCATCATCTTGCTACCCTTCCTCAAAATCTATATTGGTAAGTTCGACCAAATCGGTGAACTAATTCCAGACAAGAAAGATGATTGAAGTTGTCATCACAGGCGACATGCTCGTCACTGCCAGAGACAAAGCGGCAGAGATGGGCAAGCTACGCAACAGCATCATCAGTGGGGCAGGCAACTTAGCTGGCTTCATAGGTGAAGCGGTTGCTCAGCAGGTCATGGGAGGTGTACTCGCTAACACCTACGACTATGACCTCATCTTGTGTAACGGTAAGACAGTGGATGTGAAGACCAAGCAGACTTCTGTCAAACCGTTAGAAACCTATGAGTGTTCTATTGCTGCTTTGAATACCAAACAAGAATGTGACTACTATGCTTTCGTTCGTGTGAAGAACGACTTCAGTGTAGGATGGTTCTTGGGTGTGTACGAAAAACAACAGTATATGCTTGACGCAAAGTATCTGACTAGGGGTACAATTGATCCCGACAATGGCTATGTAGTTAAGAGCGATTGTTACAACCTTCCCATCCACCAACTAAAGGAGCATACTTATGCCACCCGCTAATAAAGCCACCATCATCTTCACCGACAACAACGATGGAGGATTGGAGATGCAAATCTTGTTTGACCCTGAACCAGTCAACAAAGAATCCAACGCTCACATCGCTGCTGTGTTGGCCTACCAATACATCACAGAGAAAGTTGACGAAGATGAACCAGCCTGAACAACCTATCAAGCGCACCTCTGTCACCACGACAGACATGGCTGAGAAGACTAAGAAGGTGACATACTACATTGTCCCTGAAACCACTACCACGCTTTGCTTTATGCATCTACATTGTGGCTTCCTCATTGTAGGTAAGAGCGCTTGTGTAGACCCTGCTAAGTTCAACATGGCCCTTGGTGAGAAGTATGCTTACGAAGATGCCATCAATCAAATGTGGCAACTTGAAGGCTACCTACTCAGTAACGAACTTTATGGAGATGTTTATGACACAGTTTAAACGCCCTCAACATTTGCTCAGCATTCAATTCGGCAAAGGCTATTACGCCTTCAGTCGTGGATGGTTAAGCAACAGCTATGATCCTGACAGCTTGGCTGGTAAGGAATGGCAACGTGGCTTTGACCGAGCCTACTTCGACAACCTTGGTAAACTGAAATGACAACATTCAATCGACTTCATAACATGAAGAATCCCAATCAAGGCAAAGCAAAGAAGGTGTTGTGCGTATGCTCAGCAGGTTTGTTGCGTAGCCCTACATTGGCTTGGATCTTATCTAACGAACCCTTCAACTACAACACCAGAGCAGTTGGTACATCCAATGATTATGCTCTGATTGCACTTGATGAGGTGCAGCTTCAATGGGCTGACGCTGTGGTGTTTGTTGATGACAACAATCACATCTCAGCTTGCTACGACTTCAAAGAACTGATCGACAACATGGAACATTATGTGTTAGATATTCCTGACATTTATAAGTTCCGTCATCCTAAGCTTGTGGAGATTGCTACACAGCAGTTGAAAGAAGCGTTCAAGGTGTGATATAACAACATCAGCGGGGATTCAGGGCATCCGTAAGTCTCATAAGCTCTACGCAGAAGTTTCGAATACTTCCCCCGCTTCCACGTTCCGGTAGCTCAACTGGCAGAGCAACGGATTCCAAATCCGTAGGTTGTGGGTTCGACTCCTACTCGGTTCGCCAACAAAAAGGGGAAGCTTCATCGGCTTCCCCTT